TTTAGATCCAATACTATCGGGATTGGATTTAGTGTAATCCTTACTCTTCTTAGTATAATCTTTTTTCTTTTTACTAAAATCATATGTTTTAGGAGCTCCTGATTTTCTCATCAATCCTTTTAATGGTGTATTTCTCATAATTATTTATTTATTACGCTACTACTGAAGCTATAAATACTTCTACTTTTACAGCTGCAGCGAATGGGTCTACTATAATAGATTCTAAGTCAAGTAAAGTAGCCGTTGCTACAGAAGCTACCTTGGAAGTAGAGTCAACTTCTATTCCCTCATGGGGAACACCCATTATAAAGCTTTTCCCAGCCTCAAGGTATATACTTGCCTGATCAGCCGCGTCTGAATCATTTTCTGCTGTGTCTATTTGTAAAGATAATATCGCTGGGTTTGAAGACTCTAAATTAGTTATTCTAATATACTTAGTATCCTGTATATCTACCGCTCCATCTGAGCTAGCTATAGTATCCTTAGTTAATAATACTGTACTATCTGCTGATGCTGGTATTGTAACTACTCTCTCAAAAGTATGCTCTATACCTGTAATAGTTAATACATTAGTACTCCCTCTCTGCTGAGAGTTAATAGTAACTGCCTCGCTAATTGTTGTTGTTAATGTTGCCATTTTTATTTATGTTTTATTGTTATTTTAAAAAATCTAAATTCTATTACATATTTACCTATCTCTATTTTATACATACCTTATTATCATCTATAGGTACATCGCATGAGTCTAATACTGACTCTATTATTATACCTATATTACATACAAATCCTGATACTGTATTATCAAATCTCTCTGTAAATGGCTCAAATGTAAAATCATTATCTATAAAATATCTAGGCTCCTCTCCTGCTTGAGCATTATATGTATATGTATTTTCTCCATGCTTTAGTAATGCTATAAGATCAGACATTATCTGCATAGTATCATTTAATACAAACTGCTCATTATCCTCATCTGCTATATCCATTATAAATACCTGAAAATTAAAAATCTTTTGAGACATAGATAAATCTACATTACCGATATTTACATGAGCTAGAGGATACTTTGTATTTTTGGGGAGATCAATATCCCAAATATCCCCTGTAGTAACTGTCTCTACCTGCTTATGAGCCTCTAGTAGACAGACTATCATATCTAAGGTATTACTATATGTCTTATATCTAATCATTATTTTTTATTTATATATTTACTTCATTCTGACTATTTATATCCTGCTGATATGCCATAAATGTAAAACACTCTAAGGCTGATATTTTTGTAATAGTCTCTATATTTTGTACCTTACTATCCGCTAGTCTGTAAATTACCTCATACCACCCCCATTTATCATTTAATGCTGAGGACTCTCTTGACTCTCTCTCATCTTCATCTCCTCCAAAGATAGGCGCATAGTGTTTAATAGTTGCGTTCCTAAATCGTAAAAAAAAACGCTCGCTCCATTAAAATCTCTTACCATTAACTTATCTTTAAATAGATTTGCTCTATCCTCAGATGGCTCATAATCCTCTATCCTATACTTATCTTTAATCTCATGAGTAATAGGTCTATATAATACTGATAGTAAAGTATGTAAATTTTCATTAATACCATCTTTTATACAATGCTCTATATCTACAAACTCCCCAATAGATATATCCCTGAGCCTAGGATGGAATCCATATTTTACATTATCTATCTCTATGATATGCTTTAATTCTGTATCAGGTTTTGTCTTTAAAAATATGCTGATTAATTCGCTTAATTTAGATAAGTCCTTAAAGCTAATTCTATATAATGTATCTTTTGGTATATCAGACATAAAATGGATTAGATTTACTATTTTCTCATGATCCATATCCTCAGAGTCTTTATTAGTAAGATATACCATTACCTGCATATATTTATCTAAGTTTAAATCATCCCATTTATCCGGCATAGTGTACCATTTATCCTTATTGTTTTTATCCTTTAATTTAATGTCCATATATTTTATAATAGAAAAATTAGTAATTTAGTTTAAAATTGACTTAATATACATAGTACCTCCCATAGTTAGCGTCTATAGCAAAGTAAAATCTCATCATTATAGCATCAGAATAATCAGGAGAGCGTCCTATTATATCCTTTATTTGAGGCTTAGGTATTATTTGTAGCTTTGTATCCTTATCTATATTGTATGACCTTACCTGCTCTAGCTCCTGGACTATGTTATTTTTTACCTTTATATTATTAGTAGTAATACCTACCCTCCCCTTATTGATATAATCAGACATATAGTAATAGCATTGAGTTTTAAGATTCTGATAATTCTCTTTATTTAGACATCTGCTACCATTGATAAATCCCCTACATCCCTTAATCATGTCCACTACTCCGCTCCCGATGCCATCCTCATCTATTACTATATTTCTAGTAAATACCTCATACTCTCTCTGTATATCTTTAATCCTATCTGCTACCTCAGTTAATGAGGATTTATTTATAGTAATTATCTTATCTATATGCATACCTGTCCATAAGCAAATGACTGTCTTATCCTCTCCATATCTACTAATATCTGCTGATATATACCTCTCTCCCTCCATCCCTTTAATATCAAATAATGCTAATATATTATCATAATGTATTAGTCCATCCTTTGTAGCATCATACTCCCAATTACCATATAATAATCTCTGCTTACTTATCTCATCTAATGACTCTAGATTAGTTTTATAATGTTTACTGATATACTCATTATCATCTACTAGACTCTGTATAAATTTCCTATTATCTTTAATAGTACCCTCCTTTGCTGGCTTGTAGTAATTTGAGTATAGCCATCCCTTACTAGGATTACAGGTAAGTAATAGAGTAGGAGTTAAATTATTCTCATCTAGCTTATATCTTATCCTAGACATTAGTACCATCTTAGCTCTCTCTGTTATTTGGTTAGCCTCATCTAAAAATGCTGAGGTCAGCTCATAACTTCCTAATGAGTCAAAATTACGATCAGATGGATACGCAAACATATCCTTTAATATAATCTCTGATTTATTAAAAAAGGTAATTATATTAGACTGAGCATTGTAATTATAATGAGTCTTACTCTCCATGCCCCATAGTTTCATGACTTCAAATAATGTATTTAATGTAGTCTTTTTAAGGCTGTCTAATTTAGACCTACCCATTAGATGTCTAGTACCTGGATATTTTAGACTCATCATTAATAAGTATGCGCATCCTAAAAATGACTTACCTCCTCCTGCTGATCCTCCATATAAAATCTCATTTGTCTTAGTATCAAATAAGTATTTTAATGCTGTCTTTTGCTTATTAGTAAATGTAGGATTAATAATCAACCCCATCTATCTTTATGTCTATCTTAATAGGCTCATCCTTACTACTAATATCAAGCTCTGACCTCTCTACATACCCTCTACCCTTACCTCTACATTTAAGATAGAATATAGTAGCAGCTGTATTACCCTTAGTTATTTGATTATGTAATGATGTCTCTACAAAGTCTAAGGCTAGATTATTAATATCCTCTACCTGCTCTCTAAATTTATCATCCTCCTTTAGCCATTTATAATAAGTAGCTCTAGGTATGTCTGCTGCCTTACATGCTGTAGATACTACTCCTAAGCTAGTCTCTAATGCGGCTATCATACTCTCCTTTTTTATATGCCTACTTTTGTCTATACTCATATAGTATAATAGATAATTTTACATTTTATTTTTTAAGTCCTCAGGAGTAGGTAATATTATGCCTAGCTCTGTATGACTCCATATCCTTATCATCTCTATATAGTCATTAAATTCTCTCCTATCCATGTCTTTAGTATCTCCTACTGCAAACTCCCTTTTTAGTAATGCATGTACCTCATTAGGATAGTATCCTGTCTCTAAGCTAATAATTTTAACTATACACTTCCAATAGTAATTATTTTGTTTATGGCTTCTCTGCATTGTCTGATTTAAATTTATCCCACTCTCTCATAGGATTACTATGCTGAGTATCATCTGCGTCTCTATGTATGTCTGGCATCCCTTTATACTCATCTGTTAATACCTGATCCATATACTGACTGCAGCAGTATGCATCTTTACATACTAATTTATTATCTATAGATGTAAATTTTACTTTATATATATTAATCTCTTTATTACATTTTATACATACAAATCTCATCCCTCTATCTCATCTAATCTATTTAATAACTGCTGAGGAGTATATATTTGTAGGTCATCTTTATAGCTGCTATATATCATAGTAAAAGACATACTCTCCTCATCAAAAGTCCATAAAGATTTAATATTATTTTTTATCTGATTTTTTAGTATTTGTCTTATATTTTTGTAAGTCATAATTTTTTAGATTATTTAATAACTCTTTATTATTTGTATTTATATGTCTCTCTATTTTACTAAATATATATATGCATATAGATATACCTAATCCTATTATTATGTGTTCCATGGCGTCCTCTTTGTTAATAAGAATTGATTTTGTCTAGGATCAGATATGTACTCCATACCCATTAATAGCTCCCATGATATATCATGCTTTATTATTTTAGGCATTACTATTTTACCATCTTTTATAATGGTCTTATATTTATGCTTTATGAGCCCCCTTTTATTCATTTACCTTGCCATCAGCTGTAGTCCATTTTTTAGACATCTTTTTATCTATCTCATGTATCATTTTAATATGGTCCTCATCATTTATCTCCCATAAATATATCTCTATAGTCCACCATAAAAAAGATAGCGTTATCCATACTGCTGTAAGTCTTTTTAATGCGCTTAATGTCCTCCAATCTATAGAGATAGATGGTATTAATGTAATACTTTGATAATAATTGTATGTCTGTATTTTCATATTGTTTATTTTTTGTTATTAATAGTCTTTTGTATTTCAAATTGTATATGATGTATAGCCTTTTTTAAATCCTCTATTTTCTTATCTTTATTACTCATACCCTCCTCAGTCTTTTTACCTGCTCTAATTAAGTATGTAGTAGCTGTAGCTATATGATATGTTAAATCAAAATTATCGCATACCTCTCTAGCTGTATAATTATTATCTCCTTTATAGTATCCAGGTATCTCTAATATCCCTAGCTCCTCTTTACTTAATAACATTTTAGGATTTATCATCTGCTTACTATTGTCTAAGTTTCTATCTGTATCATAATACCATTTAGATTTATCTACCCTGTCCTCTGTATTTTTTTTTATATCCATTTTGTCCTCTGCTTGCATTTTTACTATGTATCCCTTTACGTTTCTTACGATTTTTCTTTTTATGTATTGTAATATTTTTAGCCATATTTTTTTATTATATCCATTAATCCATTATGGATAGTCTTTAAGCATGTACTACAATTTGTAGTAGCCTTATATTTTGCTCCATAAATTGTATTATATAATTCTACTACTATCCTTTTAGTTTCATGATTTTGTAATCTTTTAGCTCTTATCTGGTCCTCTAATTCTAATACTCTATCTATTAAATCCTGAGGTAAATTTTCATTAGTTATATTTGACTTTACTGCCTCCCATTTTTTTGGAGTATCCGCACAACTCATATTACTAATAGCGGATTTAATTCTCATAAAACATCCACAAAGTTTACAATTACCTAATAATGGTAAATAATGCTCGCATTTTTTACAGACTTCTAATCTAGCTTTATGTAGATCTTTAGTTACAAAAAAATTACTCATCTAATAAAACTTTTTTTAATTGTTTTCGTACATTGTCTAAGGTTGTAAATAAAGAGTTTCTGCTTATTCCTGTCTTTTTAGCTAAGCTATCTAATGTCTCTTTTTTATCTACATTGTAGTATAA